CCACGACCACGACCACGACCGCGACCACGCTTCGGAAAGGATTGCCTGATTCATTACTTTTGACTCCGTGGGATCGAGGCACGTTCGCAAGCGTCGAGGATCGCCCCGCGGCCGATGATGACTTCTACGTCCGCCGGCCACGGCTCAACTTCTGCGAACTCGCCGCCGGCCATCGCCTGCGTAAAGCGGCCGTCGTCGGCAATCCAAGCGGCGTCAACAAAAACAAGCTCGGTCGCATAGACTGCCACCAGTTTGCCGGTGTAGTGGTGTGTCACTGTCCGAATGAAGTAGTTCGCTCCGATTTTCCAGGGCGCGTACTGATTGGCTGCTTTCGGTTTCATAGGTCCCCTTGGTTGATGGTGACTAGCGCTTTCCCATTTCTTTTTTCAACGTCTCCACAACATGCCCTTGCGCGAACACTGCCCCGCGGCTAAAGCCATTGTCAAAAATCTGCTTGATCAAAGAGCCTGCCGTGGTCGCTGCGAGCGAATGCAGCTTCGGATGTTGGCGCAGGAACTTGAGCCAAGCGACGTTGCAGGCTTCATTGATTTCGGCCAGGGCGATTTGTTCGCTCATTGTCCGGTAGCCTTTCTGATCGCTCGGCGTGCCTGTGCGGCCATTGGTGACTCGTCGCATTCAACCGGCCTTATGTTGTCGAAGTGGGCAAGGCAGCGTTGCAGCGCGGCCAAGAGGTCAGGCGCGGCCGTCATCAATCGAGCGTTCGCAAGCAATTCCTCTTCCTTGGGTCCGTGCGGACCTGGGAAAGAATGGATGCCGTCAACGTAAATGCACGCATGGCCCATCTCGCGTCCACAGGTCCCCGGAAACGGGCCGATCTTGTGACAGACGCCTACCTGCGTCTTCACAGTTTCAAGCGTCCAGGGCCCGGTTGTGTGGCTCATTGCTGCTGTCCCCAGATCATTTCCTGCTCTCTCGCCTCCCACTTCGTCAGTGCATAACTCGGCGTCTCGGGAAAGTTGGTCACTGGCGCGTAGCATGGCCACTTTCCGTTTCTCAGGCATTCGATCCACTGAAAAACTGCCTGTTGCAATTGCTTCCGGCCCAGCGTCAAGACCGCTTCGGAAAGTTGGTTGACCACAAGGCCGAACGGCGGATTCTGCTCAATGCTGATGAATCGATAGACGCGCTTGCCGGCGTTCTCGGGGTCGAGGACGTTCAAGCCGCGGTCAATTTGCGCCGCTTGGATCTGCCAGCCAGAGTCATCCATGCGGCGCCCAGCCTCATGCGGTGGCACGACCAACGACGTGGTTTTCAGGTCCGTGATAACCCGCCGATCCTTGGAAAGATGGTCGATCAGGGCGCGGAACCAAATGCCGTCTTCCTGCCAGAAGATTGCAACTTCGGAATCGCCATCGGGCAGCGGGCCGGCTTCGTGGACTGCCAGGAACATTGTGAAGAACTTGGCCACGGCCTCGGCCTGGTCGCAATGAGCTCTCAGGATTGGAAGCTTGCCGGCGGCATAGGCGGCGTCCCTGGCCTCTTTCGCTGCCTTGGTCCGCATGTCGGCAGCGTCAATGATCGCGATATCCTTGCCCCTGCCCAGAATGAGCTTGTGGGCGACGTCTCCGATCGCGCGGGCCTTGACGTACTTTTCCGCGTCGTCTTCCTCGGGCCTGACCTTGGCGAATTTGGGGTGCTGATACATCGCATGGGCGCAAGAACTGTCAAGGATGATCTTGGCCAGCGATTGCGTCAACGACGGGCCGGGTGTCGGGTCGCTGTGGTAAACGTCAATCGGGAAGTCCGGATAAATGCCGGGCTCGGTGATGCTGGTAGCGGTCATTCTTTGGTTGCCTTGTACGTAATGCCGGCTGCGGTCAGAATTCTTTCGAGCAAGCCAAACGCTTCGTTGTCAAACACAACGCAAAGCGATTTCCAAAACCCGTCGCCTTTGCCGTGTTGATCGGATTCCCAGACATAGAATCGAACGGTCATGCTCTGCCGCCCCCGTTCTCGCCCAAGTCGTTCCAGTCTTCGAATGGTTACTCGTGAATCGTTCCGGCGAGCGGGCCGCCGGCAACCCTGTCGGCCGGCCTGGTCGAAAGCTTTTCGAGCGTGCCCCGGTCGAACACGCGCAGCAACCGCGCGGCCTGTCGGAACTGCTCAAAGCGCTCTCGCGTGTGATCTGTGCGCGGGTCCCATCCAAGCGCTTTCGAGAATTCGAGTAGGCCCCAATTCCATTCGTTGCCGCAGAAAACTTCGGTGTCGAGCAACATTTCAATTCCTCCCCGCGTCAGTGTGGTAATGACCCATCGAGGTCAGGATTTGCGTCTTGTACCGGCTCCGGCTCTCCATCTCCAGGAAGCGCGTCACGCACACATAACGGTTGTCGCCCACGTCCAAAATCGTGGGCTCCGTCTTACGAATCCGGATGCTCCATCCCGTCTTGCGGTCCGTCGATTTCGTCTTCATCCTCCGATTCCTCCTTGAATGCGTAGGCCACTAAACAAATGACCAAGGTCGCCAACCCTGGCCAAAACTCGAATTCGCTCACGGCAAAATCCTTTTCGTGTGTCCATTCCGCCGGGCGTTTGGCGATTAGCTATGTGACGGATCTTCCTGTCCGCTTCCCGTTGGTTTTCAAAATCATCTCAACCGGCTGGCGAAGTAGTATGCCCCGGAGCGTGTTGCTCCGGGGCGATAGGCTTCCTGCCGGGTGACACCAGAGGGAAGCCGATGAATGCTGCATTGCGCTTGTTCAATCCCGATCAATCGCGCGAAAGGCCGGCAAAGCAACGGAAGCGGTTGCCTCAATTCCTGCGCTGGCCGGATGCCGAAAAGCTCTTGGCTTGGTGCGTCGAGGAAATCGAGCGGCGCCGCGGCTGGCGCCGGGAAGCGTCGGCACGTCGGGATGAGGCGATTATCCGCGTCGGCCTGTACCTGGGTCTGCGTTGCGCGGAGATTCAAAACCTTGACGTGCCCGACGTGGACCTTGCCAACCGCTCGGTTTTCATCCGGCTCGGCAAGGGCTGCAAGGATCGCTACGTCCGCATTCCAGAAAAGCTCGTTCCTCACCTTGACCAGCTGCTTGCCGGCCGCAAGGAAGGAATTTTGATCGTTGGCCGCGATGGACTCCGCGTGAACGGCCGAACAATTCGCTGGCGGGTCGCCAGGGCGGCACGTCGCGCGGGCCTGGCCGTCCAGATTCACCCACACACCTTGCGGCACACATACGCAACCCATTACCTGGAAACTGGCGGGAATATCCGGCGTTTGCAGGCGCTGCTGGGCCACGAGTCCTTGCAGACGACGGCCATTTATCTTGACCTGGACGTTGAAAAATACGCCGAAGACGTGAACCGGCTTTAAACTTGCCATCTTGCATTTTGGCCAACTTTCGCTAGAGGGCGTAACGTTAAGTGGCCAGTTTGAGGGGGATTCCCCCCCTGACAACCTGGCGTCCGCACAGTCAGCGAAGGGCGCTGATTGAGTCTTATCGGCCGCACAGGAAGTCAAGGAGGTTCTCATGGATCAGTTGAAACCCGGAGACGTTGTTAAGCTTGTAAGCGGGAGTAGCCCAAAACTGTCGGTCCAATGGCTTCACCCTGGACCGCATGGGGTTCAGCTAGCGCACTGCATCTGGTTCACTGCGCGAGAATGTACGCTTTGCTCGGGAGACTTTGCCGTTGACAGCTTGGTCAAGCAACCGGCCGGAAACTCGGCGGATTGATATTGGTCGCCGGCAAAGTGCCCGGTAAGGACGGTGCCTAGCGGCCCTTGTTCTACGATCGTCATGGGCGGGCCGCCTGATTTGAGTTGAACGACGTCGCCGGTTTGGAATTCGCTCATGGTTCGCCTCACTGAGTAAACAGGAACGGCCCCGGAGGATGGATTGCAACCACAACCGGCCGTTCCCGGTTTCCCCGCCGTGCTGCTTTGGCGGGTTGACAAGGGATGAGCATAGCGACACGTAAATATGTTGTCAACGCAACTTTCTAGAAAATCTTGAACGACGGGGCGTTGTAGTTATAATACTGAGGATTCGTCACATGAAGAAAGCGAAAAAAATCGTGCGGCTTACCGTTCCCCTTCACGTCCCGATCAGTCCAGCGCTCAAGGATGCCGTCGATCGCGCCGCCATGGCCGCGAACCTCCCGACAAATGAATGGGTGGCCAAGACGCTTGCTGAGAGCCTGCAAAAGCCGGAACTTGCACAAATCCCGCGCAAACCATTCGGCCGGCCTCGCACGCTTGCAACGGCGTAGTTCACTGGCACAAGCCCTACCTGGTGTCGTATGGCAAACATCAAAGTGCCGTGCGTCCGATGCAAGACGGTCTTGTCGATGCCAGAAACCATCGAGAAGGTTCGCTGTCCTGTGTGCGGCAAGTCATTCTCTCTCTGGGAGCCAGAGATTGACGTTGAGCCTGTCGAGGTGCCGCCTCCAAATCTCACCGTTCCCCAGGACTTCAATTTCACTTCCGAACCTAGCTCCGGTCCGCGTCATGCTCGCCGCGAGCGGCATTCGGTGGGAGCCGTTTTAATTGGTACGGCTGTCGTTGGGATGCTGGTATTGATTGCCGGCATTCTTGTTTACTGGCAGCACAGGGAAAACAAAATAGCTGGGATGCATGAGGACATCAGGGCGTTGCTCGCTCGCGGACAGCAGCTTGAAAAGGGAATGGATGAACTGCGGGAGCTTCGGAAAAAGCTTGACGCGTTTGGCGCTTTTGACGGAACTGACGCGCAAGCCAGGGCGCAAATCGACCGGGCCATGCGAGAATTCATTGGCGAAAAGGTATCGGTGGAATTCAAGATTACAGAGCTACAAAAGAGAATCAAGAGCCACCGATGAACCCCCGCACAACCTACCGCGTGGTGATTGCGCGCATAAAAAACCCGGCAGACAACAAGTCTGCCGGGCCGGACGCCTGATTCGGTCAAGGTGTAATCGGCTCATCGAGGATCGAGGGCGGCTCGGGTGGCGTCTCGCGCGGGGCGCCGAACACGTCGCGCAGGAAGTCCAAGACTTCTTGGACCGTGATGCCATCTTTGAGCATGGCCAAAATCTGCGGGATGTACCTGCCAAGCAGTTGCAGGACTGTGAGCCAGGGAATCCCCAGGTCGATCAGGCCGTTGCGGATTTCACGCAAGGGGTTGTGAAACGCGGCCGGCGCCTTCTCCATCAGGCCGGGCATGTGGGCTTCCATCGCGGTAGCCATTGCTGCATTCATCGGTGTCCTTTCGAAAAGGGTGTCGTAATCGAAGCTGTAGAGGGATGGGAAACTCATTCGCCGGCAAGCTGCTTCGCGGCATCGGCCAACTTCGCGAGTTGCGGCGTCTCCATCTGGCCAACAGCCTTGAAGCCGACATTTAAGGCGGCTTCAACCGTCCGGCGGTTTTCGTTCCATCCGAGGTGCCGGCGGGCGATGCGGTAGCCGCGCAGCCTGGTAAACAGGCCAGGGCTCGCCGCGCGTTGCTTCATTTCCTCGGGCGTCGGATCTTCGCCGCAACCAGAAAATAGCTCCATGACGATTTGAAGAATAAGCATCCAGGGGATTGCCAACCCAACGGCGGCGGCTTCGGTCTCAATCGCGCCCTTGGCTGCGCTCATTGGTTCATTCATTTCGGCTTCAATCATGGCTGCTGTCCTTTCGAGGTGAGTGAGTGAGGGTTAACGCCGGCTGAGGATAATTGCCAACCGGCCGCCAAGAGGGACCCATGGCCGGGAATAGGTGCGGGTGCGAGCCGTGGCCCGATAGGTCGAAGTAGTCCGCGTACCTGACCAGCTGCTTACCGATGATGCGCGGACGGTCCGCGAGCTGTGCCACTGCGCGGCCGCTGGGAGGGTAAGCAAGATCAGGGTCAAGAGAGCGAGCGCGAAGCTTTTCATTGCGGGTCCTTTCATTCAAGGCCAGGGAAGGGGTCAGAAAGAACGGTGTCGCCGCCTGGCACAAGGCCGGTCGAGTAACCCCCTGTGCCGGCTTCGCTATGGCAGGAAAAGCACGTTTGCCCGCGTAGGCCCTTGTAGCCGGGCGGGTATTGACTCCGATCTCGGAAAACGACCTGGCTTGTCCACTCGCCGGCCGATTTGCGCCTTTCTCTGTGCTCGAAGACTTTGCCGGTCTCCGCGTTTGAAAGCACGTCGAAAAAGACCGTGCCGTCCGGGTAGCTGCGCAGGTGGCCTAGTTCGTGCTGGAAGTATCCGAAGCTGTTGAGGACTGGAATCATGCCCTGCCAGGTCCGGCCCCTGTCGGTCGGGATGATCTTGTAGAGGTCAGATCTCCACCCGACGACGTTTTCCATTCCCCCGGGGACCTGCCATTTCGGAAGCAACGCCGATCGGTGAACGCGTTGAATCGCCGACGCGTTGTTGCTGGTGAAAATACTCTGGGTGAATTGAGCGGGCCGATACAAAACGGCGCCATCGGGAAAATCAACGTCCTCGGGCCAGGGACCCCCGGCCTCGCCCTCATCGTCAACAGTTTGCCGGCGCGCGGGATCGAGAAACAGGCGCTTGAGAAAAGGGCGCGGCGCCTGCCTCACCTCCGTTCTGTTCAATTCGCCAAGGTGCTCGACTATATCGAGGTCGGACCAATCGAGCGGAAACGCGGTCTTATACCACTGCTTGCCCTTGTTCCAGGTCGAAACCTTGAACTGTCCTGAGACAACGTAGAGCGGGTTGGGCGCGCGGTAAACATTGGGCTGGTTGGGGCCCAGGACGATTACCGTCGGAGCGGCCGGCTTGACCTGCGCGGCGGCCAGGGCCAGGGCGGCGCGCGCGTCGTCGTCGGGGCCGGCGACAAGCATCAAAGCGAGTGTGAGAAATCCATTCATCGGGTATTGCCTCCTTTTGGAACTGCGAAAAGTCTGCCGTTTCTCCAACCTTGCTTCCATCGCCAGTGCAGCGTGAAGTAACTCAGGCCCAAGATTCTGGCCCACTCTTTTAGGTTCTTGGTCTCTCCATTGCGCTCGGCGTTGATGTTGTTACGTCGATTGTGCTGCTGTTCGGTCCAAGTTGCCCAACGAACGTTGCCCGGCTCGTAGTTGCCATTTTGATCTGGGAACCGATCAAGGGTGTGCCTTGGCGTTGGCTTTGGCCCGACGTCACGCAAGAAAGCATGAAAGTTTTTTCTCCACTCGGGACAAACGCAGATGCCACGGCCACCGTAAAGGTGAAAGTCGTTGATTCCTTTCACCTCGCAGCGATTGATCATTCCTCGCCAGGCCGCATACTCTGGCGTGCGATACCATGCCTTTCCCATGACACAACTCTAGACAAACCAGTCCAAAACCTTGGGCTGCGCTGGCGTGTAGGTCAGGTGTGACATGAGCATGCACTCGCCCCCGCCCATGCCGTACTGACTGAACGCTTTCATAACCTCGCTCTCGGGAATCCAAATACAACAGCGGCCGCCGCCGGCGGGATCGCGGGGATAGGTCGACGTCGGCCACTGATTCGAGTAGAGGTAAAGGGGGCCGTTGTCGGGATGGTCCCAATAGCCAAGGAAGCAAGTGGCGTGTCCCCCGCGACCGTCATAGGCTCCGCGCACGTAAGCGTTTTCGCCCTCTCCGTGAATTTGTCCACTCCCCACGTACAGGTTGCATCCGTTCAGGCAGGGATAGCCGTTGATGATGCCGGCGCGGATGCTCTGGGCGTCATAGACGGGCGAGCAAGAGCCAAGGGGGAATTCCCTGGCAATGTTAATCCAGGCTTCGACTAGGGACGAATCGCCATCGCTCCAATCAAGCTCCGTCTGCTCGGACAAATAAAGTCCGTCGCCGCGGTGGAAGTTTGGAAGCTCGGGCCGGCCGGCGTTAAAGCAGCCTTCGCGGACCAACACTTGCGACATGAGCGAAGTAACGGCGCCCTCGCCCTTCCGCGTGGCGCCGCCGGCCAATCGGCAGCGACCGTAGGGGAACGGCCACCACGGAATGAAAGCCTTTGTGGGCGTCTCCCCGATGCAGCGCTGAATGCAAGAGAGCGTACAAATGCCGTCGCCCTCGGATGCGCCGACGCAAGAGCCCGTCAACTGGTGGAAGCCGTCGAACTCGAAGCCGATATCTTCGATTGCCTCGGGGCGTTTCCAGTAGCGCGTAAGATCGACCTTGACCGGGCCGCCTGGCTCGGTGAACGGCAGCGCGAAGCGCGGCATTGCGGCGAGCGCGGCCGCGTGGGCGTCCTGCTGCTGCTGGGTGCGATCCTCGGGCGTGATGTATCCAAGGGGGTAAGCGAGCATTACTTCAATCCCTCCAGAGCTGCTTGAACGCGCTGGCATTGCGCAAGGATCTTCGCGCGGTTTTCCGGTGTCAGTGCAAGATTGTTGGTCGTGAGGGTGCGATTCAATTCGTCCGCGATAGCGCGGCGGGTTTTGGGTAGGGCCTGCTCGATCAGCGCTTCGGCGGCCGTGTGCATCGTCTCCAAGACTTCCTTAGCCGTCTTGAACTTCTGATTGTTGACGGTCGGGCCGGCGTTCCGCCAGATCGCGGCGAGCTGGGCCGCCAGAACGGCCGGCTTGCCGTCCGCGGCGTAGGCGGTCCGCAAGGCGAGTTGGAATTGATCCTCGGGCGCTGGCGGCGGCGGGGGCGGCGGCGGAATCTTCCCCGTCGAAGTGATTACCCAAACCTTGCCCTTGGACCCTTCGGCAAGAAAGAGAAAATACTCGCCGTCTTCGGTCGGGAAGATCTGCAACTTGATCGTTGCCGGGTCCGCGTCGTATTCCCGGAAGAGCTTGATATTCTTCTCGGGCCTGACGAGAAAGCTTGCATCCTTGCCGGCCTTGATCACGATTTGCGTGAGGTCGCCAGTCTTGGCTTTTACCTGCGTGTCCTGAGCGAAGATCGGCGCGGCGAAAAAAAGAAAGGCGGCTGCGGCTGCGCGAAACACGATGAATGCTCCTTATTGAAGAACGGGGCGACGTTCAGGGGCGCGGTGGATAGCTGTTGATTGCCCGTATCAGGCAGACGATTCCAAGTGCGAGCGCGGCAAACCCCATGATTGGGTTGCTCCACTCAACCTTGATGTTCGTCACCGTGAAGATGCCGAAGATCAAGGCCCAAATTCCAAGCAGAATTAGAATCAGCCTGTCCGACATTACGTCACCCCTTGGGTTTCGATTTCGACTCGTAGTTACCGTGTTCGTCGCGCTCCACGGTCACGGTGTCCGGATCCGCGTCAATCTTCGCTTCCGCTTTGGCTTCCGCTTTGGCTTCTTTGTTCTCGGCTTTTACTTCGGCGGCTTTATCCGCTCTGCCCTTCAATTCGCCGGCGCTCAAGGCTGCTTCTTTGGTCGCGGCAACCAATGCGTCTTTCATGCTGTTGGTGGACATCTCCACCTTGTGAACGTCCTCTTTGACCACGCCAACCTCTGATCGTAGGTCGGACACATTGTCCTTGACGTGCCCAATATCAGTATGGACGGCCTCGGTCTTTACCTCTGAGCGATTGGCCGATAGCTCCGCACGCAAGGCCGCCTGCTTGGACAGGTAGGCCAAAACGATGCTCGCCAGCACACCGATAGCCGTGATGACGTTGGCTATACCCGACCAATCTATCGCGGCGAAAAGTTCCATCTTTCCAACTTTACCCGGCTGGGCAACCGCAAGGAAAGGTTGGCAGTTAGGCCATTTTCTCGCGGGCAAGCTTTGCGGCCTCGCCGGCCTTAATCTTGGCGTCCAGGTCGGCAATCTCTTTGGCCTTGCGCGCGGCAATGACGTCGGGATGTGTGGCGAAACTGTCCCGCTCTTTCTCGGCCGCCAGTGCCCGGGCGTCTGCCGCTGCGGCGCGCGTCGTCGCCTCCCTGGCGGCTGTCTCGGCATCCTTCGCTCGCTGGGTCAGGGCGGCAACCAGCGTGTGTCGGTCTGCCAGCTCCATCGCATATGCGACACGCTCTTTCTTCAATTGGTCGAGCGTCGGTACAACTTCGGCAAGTGTCTTTTCTGCTTGTCTTATCTTGGCCTCGGCAATCGTCAGGTTCCGCTGCTCGTTTTCGAGGTCTTTCGCGGCCTTCGTAGTTGATGCAGCAACCTCTTGTTTCCAAGCTTCATGGCTTGCGCGTTCAAAGTCTATCGACTTTTCGTGTTCAAGGCGCATGGCGTCCATTGCGAGCTGAACGGACGCCGCGCGCTCGGTTGCCTCCTTGACCTGGCCGCGAAGTTGTTCGGCTTGATGCCGGTCGAGGGCTCCGTCTGGAAGCGTGCCTATAGTCGCGTCTTTGTCTTTGTCGTTCGCCATTGCCGCCGTCCTTTATGCTGCCGATTTCCAATTGACGTTTGAGAACTTGAGAACGATATCATTGGTGGCGTTCGAGCTGGTTCCGGTGATTTTGAGAATGTTGGTCCCGGAGAGCGTTAGCCCGGTTATCCGCGTGTAGTTGCACTTCGCGAACGCCAGGTTATTGAGGTCGACCATGGACACGGAGCATCGCACCACGGTTGACGATTCCCGGATGACGATTGCCCTGATTTCCCAATTGGCCGCGGCCACGGTGGCAATCGCCGTCGAATCGAAAATGAGCGTGCCGCCGAAGTAGACACGAAAGCGGCGCGTGTCGCTGGCGTGGGCGACTGTGATGCCAGCGTACAGAGCTTCAAACTTGTCCCCGTTGGTGCCGAGTGCCGATGCAACGGTGATATTTGAGACTAAATCCGTCTCGCTTGTGGTGGTGTTGCCGGCGTCCGCGAAGCTGTTGAATATCGCCCCGCCACACTTGGCCAAGCCGGTCGACGTTCCTTGCCGTACTCCAAAAGGACCGCCCTGCGGAACGGACCACAGCTTGTTTCCGGAAGCATCCAATAAATTCCAGTCGCTCTCCAACGCTTTGCATCCCAATAACCCTCGGTGCGTGCCGTTGCTCTTGAGGCCGAGTTGAGCAACCCCGGTCGTGCTGCTTTCGATCCGCAGTTCCGGCTGGGCGGCGTAGAAGTGCCCAACGCATCCCGAAGCCGGGGTAATCCCCACACCCATCTGTCCGGCCGCAAGCCAGATGGTGTCAGTTGAGCCGATCTTGATACGGAACTTGTCATCGGCCGCCGCAGTATAGATGTCCCATCGATCCGTTGAATTCGTCGTGCCCCTGATGGCAATGGCAGTTGTCGTTGACCCTTCAACGCGAGCGATTGGAGTTGCTCCATAGACGCGCAGTCGATCAGTTCCAGGCGCCGCGCCGCAACCCACGTCCTGGAAAAAGCAATCGGCCACGGAGCGGAAACCGAAGTTATTGGTCGCGAACACCAGGGCCGGGCAGTCGAATCCGACTTGTGTTCCGCCGCTCCCGGTGCCTGATGCGTCCACAACAGTGTGGTGAATGATGCTGGACACAACCCCGGTGTTGAAGACGGGCGCGGAATAGAAGCCGCCATACGTGCCAACCGTGCCAGTGTGGGCAAAAGCTGGCCTCGCCTGGAAGGCCTGGTAATGGTCCATGCTCGCGATGCCGCTTCCGATGATCGGGTAAGCGTCAAAGCTGTTCATGCCTACGGTGTTGTCGGCGGCGCTTAGTGTTGTGTTGTCGGCGAGCCCATGGCGGCTGGTAAGGGCGGCGTCGGACACTACGCGATTGATAAGGATGCTGGAATTCTGGCTGTTGACCGTGCTGCAATCGCCGGTTTGTACGTTGCCTTCGTTGTCTATCTCAAGATGCATTGCGGCGATGTTGCCCACACTGAAAGTTGAGCCATCGAACTGCAATAGCGGATTTTCGGCAATGACCCCGCCCTCATCCAGCAAAATCATGTTGTCGCTGCCGCCGGCAATCGTGGTGCCGATCGCTACGGGGTATTGCCAAGACAGATCGTCGCGTAGAAACTTTTCGCCGTTCGGTGTGCCGCTGCCAACGTCGGTAGCATCTGCGGCGTTCACAGCGGACACCAGCCCGAAATCGACAATTCCGATGCTTTTTACGACACTCATGGATAGGTACCTGCGGGCAGGCCGCCCTGCGATTGCAACAAGGCCAGTATTTCAGTGTCCATGAACCCTGTAAGTTGGTCGGGGCCGACTAGGATTCCGCCAGCAAAACCCATGGCTAGGCTTGTGGCACCGTACAGGACCGCGCCGTCATACCGGACGTTGAAACCCACACACGCCACGATACGGCCATCGTTGCGGACGTACCCTTGCAGGGTCCCGCCCACTTCGAAAAACACGGACGGAAACGGTCCTGAATCAAGATCGTCGTTGTCTTGCAACAGCCGAACGTAGCCAGCTCCGGGACCTGAGCCGGCCACGTCGAGTACCAGCGCTCCCATGATGGCCTTTGAGCCAGTGCCCAGATACTGCACTTGATCGATAGGGGTAACGCTGATGACGCCGGGTGTTTCGATATCGGCATTGCCGGCCCCGATCCACACGGACCTGTCAATCCCGTCGTAAGACGCTGGCGACGTTTCACCCAGGCAGTAACCGAAAAGCAGCTGGGTAGCCTTGCCACCATTGAAGTAGACGGGCGCAATTTTCTCGAACGTCAACGGGGTCGTGTCGAGCGTGATTGGATCGGCGGTTTCGAGCTGCCAGAGCCCATAGTGATAGGTGCTTGGATCGACTTCGACTAAGAGCCCGGTCCTAAACATCTCGTCGCGGTCCAAATCGAAGACTCTCTTGTAAACTCTCTCGGTGTCGATGCTTTCCCAATAATTACCCCAATTGGGGCCTACTCCTGGCTCGTCGTCGCCGCTTGACGTGTGATCGGCAATGCACTGGTATTGAACGTCGTCGTTGGAAACATAGTCGCCGGCCGCGTATGCGGTCGCTGTCCCCCAATCACTCCCGGTCAAGTGCGTAAGCGGCTGACTGCCTTCTGCTACCCAGACGCCATTATCTGCGGAACCGCCGGTGATGTTCAGGAGAAAGCTTTTTCCGTTGGCAAGGATAACTCCGCCTATGCTTCCGGCCGGGGCGTACATGAAGTGACCCTCGCGCACGTGATCAAGCACGAAAGCGTATTCGTCGGTCAGGTAGAGGCGCGTCAGTGGGTGCGGAAGGAAATTCAGTCGCGTTGTGTTCAGCGTGATCGGGCCAAGGGTGGCAAGTCGCCAAATTGTTCCGGCCGCCTCGTTGCCCTCAAGGATCTCCACAAGCAGGCCGGGCCGCATGCGCGCGGATGTGTCGGCGTCTTGGCTTCTGCTTGCTGACCAGTCGTTGTTATCATTCAGGTGGTAATTCCAGACTCCGTTCTCTGGCTCCCCTCCTAATGCGTTTGGCAAGTTGATTAGAAACCTATCGCCTTCGACAAGCGTAATGCCGCCGGTGTATTTGCTCGCAATTGGGCCGGCCCCATCGTCGCCGATGATCTTGTTGCCTGTCCGTGTGTAGTCGGGGGGCAGGACGTTCACGTAGGCGCGGACTGCTACCAGTGCAGGCGATGGCTCCGGGTTGCGAATCACGTTAACGAGTCCGGCCGCGGCTCCGCCGACAATCAAGAATCCGGCGGCGGCTACCGGCTCGCCTATGTTGTGATCATCGCGGACGATGTTCTTTTGCAGCAACCAACTGCCGGCGGCCGTTGTCCAGATTTCGCCAATCTCGGGCGTGGCGCCGTCCTGATATGCAGCGATTGCCGGAAAAGTTTGGTGGCCTTGCCCATAAGAAAGCGTCGGGTTGATCGAATTGTAAGGCGCGATGGGAGAGGGGCCATTGAAAAACACGTCGGTTGCGCCGGCTCGCGTTGGCCGCCTGACGGGAATTGCTCCGTCGTCGCTAACCGTAGAATCCTGGTCAACCTCCATCACGGCGAATGGGGGAACGCCGGTTGATGATCGGTTGCAAACCAAAGTCCAATTGATAAGTGGCTCGCGAATCATGGCTGGCCTGGTAGCTCTCCAAGGTTTCGTACGCGCTGGGTTTCTGCGGCACGCTCGGCGGTCGGGCGAAGGAACTCCGCGCGTCGCCGGGCCGGGTAGGGCGGTACGTTAACGTCATGCTCCGTATTGCGGCTGGCCGTCGTCTTGGGACCGTCGCGGCCGATCTCCCAAGAAACCTGGGCAATGGCACCGTCGAGGTCGATTGAAACCAATCCGTTATAGTCGATGGTCAAACCTTCCGACGTGATGTACTGTGCGGCCATGCCGTCGAGGTAGTAAACCGAACGGGCAAGCGGATCGGCTTCAAGGATCGTCGCCCCGGTGATGTTCTCGTTTCCGTCGTATTGACCGATGATGCTCATTTGCACGTCTTCGTAGGTGCGGACGGCAAAGTTCGTGGCCCCCTTCATGCCGGGCAACAGGCGCTGAGCGGTGAAAACTTCCGGCGCGTTCGTCTCTGCGTTCAAGATGTTGATGCCGGTTTGTAGGATGAGGGTTGGCGCGACAACTCCGCTCGCGCTCCGGAAGAAAACTGGCTTCTCGAAGGTGCATACCTGATGCAGCTTGTTAATCCTGAAATCCACAAAGACTTGTTCTGACTGCCGGGTGTTGAACTGCGGGCGCGTCCCGTTCCAGAAGTACTTTTGGCAAAAGACGCTGATTGCCCCGAAGATCGCCGCCGGCTTCGCTCGGCTGTAGCCGTCATAGATGCTCAGCGTTTGCGGGATCCCGCGTTCATCAAAAAGCCTGTCATCGCCGGGCCGCGGCGTGATTTGCTCTACCTGCTCGTCAAGCAAAATAATTTGCTGGCGGCGTACCAAGAGGCCGTAGCCGGGCACGGTCAACGGCTTCACGTTCACAATGATCGGTATACCGCCTCTGCCGCCTGGGTAGTCGCTCAGGTAGGTAAGGTTTGGGTCGCCGATCTCGGCGGAAAAGTTGGCCAGCTGGTAGCATCGCCACACGGATCGTCGCGCAAGGTCTCTTGCTTCAACAAGAGTAAGCCTGTCGGTTGCGCGAATGCCTGGAAAGTCAGGCGGCGGGGCCTGCGACCAATCGGTAGTCCCCGGTCCGTTTGGCCGAACGATATCCACCTTGATGCCAATAATGGGGTTGTTCTCGCCGGCATCCACTTCGACGGCAACGCCGAAAGGTTGGCCGGCAACCCTCGCGGTGATCTCAACTTGCCCATCGTCGCCACTGGCGAAGGGTGTCGCGGTCACCCTTCCGCTGACATTGGGTGATACGCTGCCGTTGATCCGGTTGGCGAGCGCGGTAGCCACGTCAAGCGCGTCTTCGCCTGGGGCCGGCTGATAGGAAAACCTGACACCGTTCAGGGTGACAACGAACGTGAGCCCCTGAATCTCGACGGCGGCGCCCGTGATCGTGACAAGGTTCTGTTGCTTGATCGCTCCGCGAACTGGCGCATAACTCAAGCTGTTGATCGGCCGATAGCTGCCGTCCCAATCCAGGCCAACGGGTACCAAGAGTAAGCGGGCTTGAACAATGGTCGGGGCTCCGGCCACGGTAACCCCGGTAGGTGTCTCCGGGCTTTTCATTGACGGGGCGACTTTACTAAATGAACCCTCCGGCAGATCGGCGCCAACTCCTGGCAGGGCAATCAGAATCCGATTCTTTTTGAGCTGGTAAATCACTCTTCGGCCGTACAACGCGGCCAACTTGGAAAGCGCGATCGCCGGCGGCTCGGCCTTCCAGACGGTGCAAGGATTGGTACCTGTCGTCGGGGTCACTCCGACCCATGGCGGATTCATCGTTGACGCCAGCGCGCCTATTTTGGAATCCAGGCCGACGGGCAGGTCAATCGAGTAGTTTTTCTCACCCATCTTGTCCAGGCAAAGAATCGCTAACTCGGTCGGGCTCCGGATCGTCCACGGGCGCAACTTGCCATGATCGTCGAGTTGGTTGTACTCCCCGCTGATGCCGCCCAGGTCGCGCCACTTCCAACGGCGGTCAACGATTTGCAGTAGCCACACAAATCCGTCAATGTCGCGCTCGGTTTGCAGGTTGTCAACCTTGCAATCAGGAATCAAGATTCGGTCAAACTTGTCATAGAGAAGTAGGTCGCCCACTTCGGCCGGCGGCGTAGTCTGCGGCAGAATGCGGAGAATCGCCGTGCCCGGCGTGATGCCGTGCGAAATGGTATACTGGCAAGCGTCGATACTGATGGCGCCTGGCCAGCTCGCAACTCCCTGACGCTCTCCTGGCATTGGCTTTCCTACGTGATTCGCACGTTGATATTCTTGCCGCATTCAATGGTGACGTCTTCGAGTCCGCAACGGTCGAGAACCGTGGCGTTCGTCCAAGTGATCTTGTGGCCGGGGTCAAGGATGGTTGCCCCTGCCTTGATCGTGGAATTCGTGATCGTGGCGGCGGCGTTGCGCTGGCTCCGGTCGAGGGTCGCCGCGTTTCCGAGATTCAAGGTTGCGAGCGTGCCCGTTGATTGCCAGTACAGATAGCCCTCGTCGCTGTTCAGCGTGGCCAGCGTTGCCGAACCGCGTAGCGTGCCCGTCCCCTTCGTCATCGTCCAGGTAGTGACGTTGCTTTCCGCTTTCACGTCGCCACCTACCTGGTTGATCGTGGTTAACGCGGCTCCGGGACCGGCAAGAATTTGCACGTCGCTTGCCGGATTGGTCAGGCTGCCGATGTTGATGGTTGCAAAGGTGCAGGTGTCAGCGACAAGGCCGAAACCTACGGACCCCTGCATTGCGTTCAGGATCGAGTTTGCGCCACAACCCTTGATCGTGAAAGCCGGCTGATTGGCATCCAGCGGACTCCCGGCCGCAAAAGCGTTGACGGTAACGCTTGCCGTGCCGCCCTGATCGATCTTAATTCGTCCGCTCTGACTCTGATTGGTGACCGTTGTTGCGAGCGTTTGCAGGAACTTTTCGCGGTACTCGTAGTAACCGCCGTCTGACCAGTCGGGCAAGCCGATGTTGCCGCTGAAAGTTTCGTCGAAAAGGATCGAGGTGGGCGCGATCGCAGCGAGCGCGGCCAGTCCGTAGTAAGCGTTAACGGCGCCGCTGAACAAAATGCTGTCGGTTGCATCGACGGGCAGCGCTCCGGTAGTCCAGTTGGCCAGCGTGGAAATATCCTCGGGGCCGCTGCTCGCCGTTGTCGCCGTCGTGATGAGTGTTGCCGTGCCGCCGGCTGCGGCGCTCGTAATGGTGAACGGTTTGCCGGGCGTACGCGCGGTCAATGTTAGAGCGGTCGTGATATCGGCCGCCTCTACTTCGGCGAACTCGGCTATCGTCGTTGCGGCCAGGAGCGCGACAAGGCCGGCTGTCACGTTGGCCACTGTACCAGCGGTTGCGGTGAACGTGATCACTTTGCCGTTGCAGGTTAAAGAAAATGTGTTACCGATCCCGACATTGGCAGGAGTCACGGTGTTGACCTGGGCCACGGCTGGCGCGTCGCCGCGAAAACGATTCTGGGCCATTGTTCAACCTCATTTCCAAAGGTGCGGTGCGCCGATCAGAGGCGTAGCGCTCTCATATCGGTAAATCCAAGAAAGCTTGTACGTGTCGTATTGGCTCCCGCGAAAGTTCGGCGTTGTTCGCTGAAACTCCGGATCGTCTTTCAAGGCGGTTGGCCAGATTGCGCCGGGTGGCAGCGGGTACCGACGAAAGCCCACAGCCTCGCCGGTCTGCATGACCGAAAAAATACTTCTGGAGTAAAGCAGCTGCTTTTGCGGTGGCCCATTGACAGCCAACTTGTGAGCGTAAATCGGGCCACCCCCTTTGAACTCCAAGCGCTCGGTAAAACTGATCAATAGGTTTTGCGTGCCGGCAACCGGGTACTCGGCCTCGGCGGTAAACTCGAATTTCCGAAACTGGTTGTACTCGCCGCCGTTGTTCTCTTTGAATTCAGGCCCGCGCGTGATCACAACCCCGCCAAGACTGCCGGCGTTATAGAGTCCTGTTGCTGACGCGCTGCCGTCGTCTTTGAGGAAAACCAGATCCTTATAGGGCTGGGCCAGCGCGGTAATCAGGCCGTTCATCGCCAGCGTGATCGCCGCTTGCCCGTCCGCTTCCAGGAATCCGGCCACTTCCAATGTTTGCTTGATCTTGAGCGGCCGGCCGTTGTCGGCGCGGAACGTCTCGGACAGCGCGCGAATCTCGCAAGCGTTGGCGTTGAACGGATATGCTCCCCAATAAAGTCGCACTGTTTATAACCCGCTGTTGACTACCGCGCGGCCGGCCTGCATGTTCCGGCGTACTTCGTTTACCTGTGCCTGCAAACTCTGAATCATTTCGCCGTACACCTCGCGAAAGGCCCGCAATGTGTGCCGGCTAAACTCTCTGGCGTCGAGGTTGACGTTGACTCGGATATCCGCTCTTGCGTTGTCGATTTGACGATCTTGCTCGCGCAGGGGAGTTGCTTCATAGCTCGGCCTGAATCCTTCGCGGATTGCCTGCATGCGCTCCGGGCTTTCCTCCCCGATACGTACCTGTTGCTCGCGAGCGTACTCAGGAGCGAAACGCTGGGCATAAGACCACGCTTCCGGGCCGGCGCGCTCGCCATGCTCGCGGACCTGACGCAAAGCAGACAGGCCAAGACTTCTCTCGATTGGGCTTGCGGCCCCCCAGGTGGCCGCGCCTTGCTCGGTCCGCGAATACCGATCTTCCAGATTGCCAAGCTGCGCGCGTTGTTCATCAATTGCGTTTCGACGTACTGCGGATCGCGCCTGGGCCTGCCTGCTACTGGCTGCCTCCGCCACTCCAAGAGCGGTATCGTAGGTCGGCCTTATCGCGCTCTCCGCTTGGCTTGCGCGCTCCCTTGCATGGGCGGCAAGCTGCAACTCTCGCGGGTCGCTGCCGCGAAAAGCTCTCTGGTATCGCTGCTCGGTCGCCATCACGTTGCGCAGGGCCACAGCTTGCCGGTCGGTCGCCTGGGCGAGTTGCTGCTGTGCAAGCTGTTGATCGCGCGTTGCCGTGAATTCTTCGCGCTGCAATTCAACGTGACGATCCTGCAACGGCAATAGCCGCTGATACTCGGCGTGTTGCTGGCGTCCGGCCACTGTTTGCCGGTCGAAGGTTTGCAGGGGAGCGTAACCAACGGCAGAGGTAGCGTCGTGCCTTGCCTGTCGGGTGCCAAGCTCCCTTTCTATTTGATTGGTGCGGCCAGTTACTTGGGCTTGAACTCTGTCGACGGCAAGGTTTTCCTGGTGGCGTACCGTGTTCTGCCGCATTGATTCCGTGGTGCCGTCGAGGGCGCGGCCGAACTCGCGCAAGCTCTTGAGGAGCCCGCCAACGACGGGAACGCTATCGGCAATCTGGTTTCGCTTCTGGGCGTCGGTCAAGTCGGTTCGCTGGGAAGTATTCATGGCCTGCGCGCCGAACGCTAGGCCATGCTCCAATGACTTGATGCCGGCGTAAACGGCCATGGCAACGTTGGCGCCCATCGCCATTGTTAAGCCCGACCCTCCCGCGGCCGATCCGCTGAGTGCCGGCGTCGGGCCTTGCGGTGGCGGCGTGCCTCCGCCCCCCATCGCGTTGTAGCCGCGCCTGGCGAGCTTCGCAGCCTCGGCGGCGGCCAGATAGGGAAGCGTGGCGGCGGCTGTGGGTATCGGAAAGCCGGTAACGGCCGATCCGCCCCAACTGGTGGCGGTCGCGGCGCCCATGATCGCGCGTGCGCCCGCCTTGCCGTAACGATTCTCCATCGCCTGCTTTGCCTGTGCCGTCTTCCTTCGGACTGGCCCGGTTACGGGCTCAAGCGTCTCTCCGATGATCGATAGAGCTTCCTTTGTCTCGGCCATCGCCGCCGATGCCGCGCGCTTGATACCGGCCGGGCTGACGGTCTGGCGAATGCCCTGGAAAGCCTGCGTCCACTCGGCGGCAAGAGTGTTCAGGCCCTTGGAAATGAGGTTGGCGAAACCAAGGCCGCCGGGGACGGGCAGACTACCGGCGGCGGTTGGCGGCGGCTGAGTCTTCGCGGCCTCGCGTGCATAGCGCTTGGCGGTCGATTCGGCCAATCCGCGTTGCTCCATCAGCAACTTGACGGCGCTTTCAGAGGTCCCGCCCCCGGAAAGATGCTCGGAGACGGCTTGCAGGTGGAGGGCACGGGCGCCCGGGCCTTTGGGGGCCCGGGCGCTGTGCCGCTCTGGCGAAGAGGCAGATTCAGCGGCAATGACCGTCGCGGCCTTGCCCATGCGCGTCTTGGGGGCTCCTACGCGCTCACGGCGGGCCTGTGCGGCGGCCTGGCGGTCGAGCTTGGCTTGAGCGACGCGCGCGGCAACCTCGGCGGCGGGCGGATAGACCTTCTCGGGCCCAGGGCGGCGCTCAAGGCCGACTTCCTCGGCCGGCGCGGGCGTGACCGACGGCTTTGGCCGGGCGGTCGCCCTCGGCCTGGTCGCCTCCCTGACGTATTTGTCGGCCGTCGAGCGTTCAACCCCGCCGGCCTCCATGACGGCCACGGCTGCGGCGCGCTTGCTGGCCCCCTGGGCGAGCGCTGCGGCTGCCGTCTGACGGTTCGCCTCGGCGGCGCCGTGGGCTCCGAACATCTGCGGGCGGGTGTCCTGCCAGCGTTCTTTATCCGCTCGCGCGGCTGCCGTTGCGGAAAGCTGGCCGGAAATCGTTCCGGCTACCAGTCCGGTGCCGATTGCGCCGCTGATTCCCTGTTTTTCCGTCGAGGGGGCCAGTCGGCCGGTCAAATCACGGAGCGCGATAGTATTCGCGTCGAGGGAGTGCCGAAGATCCTCAAGGCCCGGCATCTGGCCCGCGGCGGCGATTCGGCCGGCTGCCGGGCCGCGCGCCTCGGCTCGCGCGCCGCCTCCAAGACCGCTAAGAAGGGAAGCGATCGGGCCGGGCAGGGCAAGGCTCCCGGCCCCCATGAGGAATTGACCCCAACCGGATTTGGCCTGTGAACCTACCCGTACCTCGTCATCGTGGATGCCGCCGGCTCCGAACGCTCGGCCGCGCGGGGCCCCTTTGGTTCGCCCCTCGGCCCGCGCGGTGGCTTTCTGTTCGCGGGCTTCCTCCTGGGCTCGCCTGACTTCGATCTTCGCAAGCTGGGCCTCGGCCTGCGCGCGGGCCAACGCCTCGCGAGCTGCCGGCCGTTGCTCCCCGGTCGAGGTCTGCACGGCCAACCGGGCGCGGGCAGCTGCCTCTGCGGTGTCGTGGACGCGCTGGCGGGCCTCGGGAAGCCCGGGCGTCCGGCCTCTGATCTCCGGAGCGTTCAGGGCTTCGCGGAAGGCCTTGCCGATCTCGGGCGCTAACGCTGCTTGCGGTCGGGCGGTCTGTGCGGCTGTCGGCTGTGCGGTGTGCCCGAATAGCCTGGCGCTCTCCTGGGCGCGTTTCTCGGCTGCCGTGTGCACGCGTGGCGCCGGTCGTTGCTCGGTCGCCGCTGCCATGGCCGGCGGCGCTTGCGTGATCGGCGTTCGCGCGGGCGTGCCCGACGTCGTTCCCCGGAGTTGGGCAATCTCGGCATGGATCGAGGGCGCGACATTGGGGTATCTCGCGACCATGGCTTCGAGGGTTTGCAGGCGCGTCGCCCCGGTCGGTGTGGCGCTCTGCGTCGAGGATATGGCCGCGCGATTTTGCGTGCGCTGCTCGGTCTGTTGCTGGGCCTGATAGCGGGCAAAGGATTTTTCCTGCTGACGCTCCAGGTAGGCCAGCTGGGAAGAAGAGACTTGTTTCGGCGCGCTGGCTGATGGGCCGGCGCCAAGTCCCCAAGACGATTGGAAACGCTGGATGCTGCGCTCGTGAATCTCTTTCAGGGTTTGCCGATCAGCGGGCATTAAGGTCTACTCCAAGACGCGCGGCCAATCGAAGCAAAGGAACGCGGTCCCATCGATCATGAACATCGCGGCAGATTCGCGCCGCCCAGCGGACTATCGGGTCATCGGGCCAGTGATTGACAGCGCGGCATTCCAGGAAAAACAGGTACGCTTGCCGAAGTTGGGGCGTCAACTCCAGTGCGTTTTCCCGGATCGTCAACCGGCCCAACGGAATCTTCGGGCATGACGCGCAGGGCGTCGGCACGGTCAAGGGCCTCGGCGTTGGCGGGCCTGTGAGTCGAGGGCGCCGAATGATGTTGCCGGCCTCGTCGTACAACCACTTCGTGCAGTCGCTGCAATCACGGTCAAACTCAGGATGCCAGAGCAACAGGTAGACGCCATGCCGCAGAGTCCTCTCCAACCGTTCCCAGCGCGTCAACCGTTTTTTGGATCGGCCTCGGGTATCGCGTAGCCGGTGACCAGATCGAGGATTTTTTCAAGCTGCGGGTGAGGCAGCTTTTTCCAGTGCTCGGGGAGACAAGGAAGGGTCTCGCCGGGGCCGGTCGCGGGAATGTCCCACGCTACCAGCTGGTCAGTCAGCAGCGCGACGGCGGCGCCGATCCGCTTGGCGCCGTTGCCGCCGAAGGCAACGGCTTGCCAGTCGTAGACCTTCTCGGCCGTCGCCGGCCGGTAGGTGATGTTGAACGCGGGCCATGGCCCATGAGCGCTGATGTAGGCGGAAATCGTGAAACCGTCTTTGATAAGGGGACCGACGAACATTTGAGCTTTCTCCGTGGTGAATGGGCGAGCGAAAATTACACTGTGCTGTCGAGCGTCGTAACAAGCTCCAAGGTGGACCCAGACTTGTAGGCTTGACCCTCCAACGGAAGCAAGATTTCATCCTTGGCGCGGACCGGCGGCGTCCGGCGCGGGAAGGCAACCTTGACGAAATCGAAAATGATTGAAACTGTGCCGTTGGTAAACGTGCCAACAACGGCAACCCCGCCGGGTCCGCTGTTGTAGGCGGCCGTCGCCGCGGTGTAGGGCAGGTGCGTGGAAACGGTGATAATCCGATCGCGCGGATAGGCGGCGGTCAACGTCTGGGAGTTGAAAAACCGTCCGTCGTCGATTTGGAAGTCGATCAGGATATCGATATCTTTCGGCGTGTACGTGACCCCGCCCACGGTCCAAACCGAGTCCGTGAACATGAAAGGGCCGGTCGTGTCGATCAGGGACAGCGCGGGGAAAGTAGCCGCGGCGCCTACTGCCTCGTCAATGCCGATCAGCGACAATTCGACCGTGAGGGGCATTCCCTCACTGCCCTTGAATCGTGCCTGGTTGACGGCAACCCCGTTGTATGTGAAAACCTTGTCAACCTCGTCCTGGCAGACGAATCGCGTTGGCCTGGTCTCGGCCAGGGCATACACGTTGCCGGCCGCGGCGGTGCCAAGAATCCAGGGCAAGAGCAAGGCGAGCTCGCCGGCGTTCGCCTCCATTACCATCGGTTGGGGCGTGTAGATTTTCCGATTGTTGCGCCGCACGCGCTCGATTGAATGGGCCAGCGTGCCGCGGAGCTGGTTGCCATCATGGAAGGCTTCCTCGCACACTACGCCGGGGCCGGTGTAGTCGAATTTCTTCGTGACGGGATCGACGGTATCGATGCCCAATTGAGTCATTTTGCCGTAACCCATTGCTATCCCCTCACGGTTCGAGTGATGAAGCCGAATTTCAATTCGGAGTAAAACACGTTCTTTTGGAAAAGCTCTCGGTCAAAGTCCTCTGTCTCGATTGGCAGACAGGTATTAACCTCTGTCACGCCGGCCAGGCGCTGGTAACGGAAGGCACTCAGGATATCCCATCGCCAACCCAAGTTCCGATCCTTGTTCCTGATGAAGTTGGACGATTGCGTATCGAGGATCGCCACTAGCACAGGGACCACAATGTCATCCTTGCTGCACAGGACAACGGGAAAGGTCCACGTCCCGCCGGGGCAAATCTGGATGCAAGGATCGGGGTCAACACCTTTCACCTTTCGCGGCAGCAACAGCGGAACAACGCTTGAGTTTGAAATCAGGCCCAGCGCCTTTACTCGCAACTCCACGGCGTCATAGATTTTGCCCGGTAGCTCCAGGTCCCGGGAAATCTTCTGGAAAACCTCTACCTGGGTCAGGACGCCGGCGGCAACGCTGTTGAGTCGCCAGAGGTAATAGCCCAGCGCTGTAGGGCTCGGGCTCACAATCGCTATCGTGCCGTCCCCAACAATCGGCACGTCGTTTTGCGTCCATGTGAGCGTCCCGTAGTCTCCAGAGAACGGGGCCCGGTAAAGCGTGTTCGTCGATCCTGCCGGGCTCCCTGCAATCGTCGCGGTCCCGCCGGTGCCGTCTTCTGCGTCAAAGATCGTCAGGGCCACGGCCATCAGGCAATTACCAGCGTGTAATCTCGGGCCTTCGTAAAGCCGGCGATGTCGGTTGCCGTGACGGTGAACGTCGAGCTTCCTACCGTCGTCGGAGTGCCGGATAACCGGCCGGCTTGCGCGCCTGATGCCGTGAGGGTCAGGCCGGCGGGCAAGGTCCCCGTCGTAACCGTGTAGGTGTAAGCCTGGTTGCCGATCACTGCGTCAAGGCCGCCGGAAGCTGTGATCTGTTGTGAGTAGGCAACCGCGTGCGTGCCGCCCGGTAGACTGCTCGGCGCGATCGCCAGCGCGGGAACGGCGTCGGCCAACATGGCGTAACATCGATAGATGTTCCGGTCCATGCTGGCGGTAATACGCTTCACGGTCCAAAGGTTCGTTCCGTCGCTGAGCGCGTCAAGCTCCTTTGGTTGCGTCGTCTGTCCATTCAGGTACAGATCGACCGTCTTCCATCGTTCGCCGATCACGGCGCCCGCAATCAACAATTCCTCCAAGTCGGCCGGCTGCTCTTTCCCCCGCCAACCCGCGGCGCTGTACGCCTCGCCTGCCCCGCGCGAAAGCAGGCCGTATTGATGCTGGTCAGGCATCAGGCCTAGAAATCTCTGTGTGGCTATCGCGCTGGTCAACATCTCAACCCCACGGAAGATTGCGGTATCGGGCAAGGGCTGCTAACGAGTCCCCCGGCATCCCGCCGAAAGCCGCGTCAACTATTGGCCGAAGTTGGTAGCTGTACGTCTCCAAAGTTTCGGACAGAACCGCCTCGCCAAGATTCGCCTTCGAGCGAACCGAAGCCGCGAGAATAAATGCGGCTTGCTTCACGTCGGCGGGCACGGTCACAAAGCCGCCGGTGTACTCAACCTTGATGTTGCCGATTGGCGCGCCAAGCGCGGCGCTTATCTGCCCAGCCGTGTACTCGGGCCAGCGCGTCCAGGTCCCGGTAATTCGGTAGAGGATGCCGCTGCGGCTCGTTTCCCCGTCCGGCTGGTCAATCGCAAGAGCGTAGTCAACACCTAACACAAGCTCGGCGTCGTCGCCAAAAACGTCTTGAGCCTGACCCCAATAGCCCATGTCACTTTGCCAGACGGTCAGATCGTCGAGGATAACCGGCCGGTTTCTCAGGCAGATTTCCCGGCTGCCGTTCCCGCAAATGAACTCGGTGTAGTCGTCTTGCAAAAACGTCCGGCCGCAGAATTCTTCGATGCGCGCGACTACTCCGGGAATGATCGCGTCAAGCTGGGCATCGGCTGCTATGGCCTGACCCATGAACGCTTGCAACTCAGAGCGTGTGATCCAGTCGGCCATTACGTGGGATCTTCAAGTTTATCGATCTGGAGGTTGACAATTGCGGCGCTGGCATTGGTGATGTAGAGCGCGGTAACGTTGGCTGTCAGCGGGTTCGCCAAACCGCTGGACGAATTCCAAAGTATTGGAGTGTTCGCTGCCAACAAAATGGGGGCCTGTCCAACGGCGCCGCCGTGTACGTCGTTTGTGCTGATTGAGATAATGCCATCGGCCTCAATGCGCAGGGCTTTGAGCTTGGCAATGACGCAAGCGAAAGCTAGTGGCGTGTCGGCGGCAATGGGCATAGGCTCGCGAATGGCCTGATCGCTGCCCCCGGAAACGGAAACGGTCCGTGGCGCGCCTTTGGCAACCCCGTTCACCGAAAGCGTCGTCACAAAATCATAGGTAACCGTGGCGCCGGCAACGGTCAGCAAAACCAGAAGCAAGCCAAGAAGTAAGAGCATGACAAATCCTCGGTAAGAGAAAAAGGGCCGGGCCGTTTTGGGAACGTCCCGGCCCCCGCGCAAGCAGCCGTCACCACGGACAGAAAGGCTACTCGATGGTCCCGATTGAAACTCCCTGCATCGTCATAGCGGTCGCGCTCGTGAACGTGCAGACAAAGGTTCTTGTGGTTTTCGTGGCAACCGTGGCCGTGCCGGTGATTGTCACGCCTACCCCTGCGGTAACGGTAACCGTGCCCCCGCCCTGGCTAATGACGGTCAGCAAAAAGCTCATGCCGATCTGTGCGTTGGGAACATCCCCAAACATCTCGGTAGCCGTCCGCGTGGTTAGCGCGATGCCTCCCGCGCCGGCTGCTGTGGTCTGATAGAAGTTGTGGGCCGCCCCGGTCAACGTGTTGGCCGCTGCCGTGATTGTCGTATCAGTGGCAATGGTCGTGAACTTCGCCGCCGGCAGATTGCAAAGCGGCTCGGTCGATTTGCCAAGGATAGTAACGGCCGTGCTGCTGTCGATGGTGACAAGGAAGACACCAACGCTGAGCGGCGGAATCTTGGACAGGCCGGCAAGGGTTACCCCAACCCCGGCAGCCAAGGTCTGCGTAAAAGCAACCGTGTTCTTGATCGTCAACAGCCAGGACTGACCGGCGCGGTAGCGGGGCACGGCTGCAATGATCAGCGCGGCCGTGTCGGTCGTGTCGGTGTAAGCGGCCGTCGATCCGCTGCGCGTGATCAAGCCGGCCGTAATGCCGGCGGCGGTCAGGGTGCCGGCGCCAACGGTGGTAATGGCCACGTTGGAAACAACCTGATAGCTGCCGTAGCTCGTGCGCACGATGGAAGCCACGATAACCAGCATGGCCAGGAGAAGGCAGATTGACAGGAGCATGGGAGGTACCTCGTGAGTGAATCCATGGGGCCATCGTCGGCCCCATTTCGTGCCATTCCCTGGTTGCTACGTGGACGGCGAGCGGTCATAGCCGTAGCTGGCCGGGGCGTCTTTCTTCATGGCAAGAATCGACATGCCGATGATTGAAGACGTTCCGGAAACCAGCGTGCGCACAGCGCGGGCATAGCGGCCGTGGCGCGTGTAGCTCAAAATCGTAATGCCGGCCGCGCTGATCTGGCCGCTTAGCGCGTCGGCGCCTGGCTCGGCGGTCCATGCGGAATTGTCGTCACTGTACTCCATTTGGACGGTCCAGATTGCCGCGCCCGTGACGGCGCCATTGTCAATGATGCAATGAGTCCGGACGTCCCCATTGAGTAGGTCAACGCCGGTCCCGTTGCCGGTCGCGGTCGCGGCAACAGGGGCCAAGCTCTGGCCGATCACAACCCCGTTTTTAAGGTCCGTAAGAAGTTGCATTGAAAAACCCTCGGAAGGTCAGAGGTCGAAAAACGCGGCCAGAGTTACGCTACTTGGAGCTTGTCAACCCACGCGAAAGCGCCCGGGTGCCGCGCGCCGCCGTCATAGAACATGATCGATTTCAAGCAGAATTGATCTTGCTTGAACAAATCGGCGCCCGTCGTGCCGGACGGGTTTCCCTGGGTGGCAACAACGAACTCCATCATGGGCGACATGAGAATCAGGTAGTCGGGCCAGTAGCCGTAAATGATGTAGGTCAGGTTTGTCGTTGACCCCTGTACGCGATCTTGCCCGACCTGTGTTGTGGTGACGACGCGCTGACCGTTGATGTTCTTGCCATTCATCGGGTCGCCGATCTGGCGGAACGGCGAGAAGGTGAAGGCTCCGGAGACGTCGCCCGGAACGGCCGCGTCATTGCGGCGCTTCTGCAAGGCCCAATACATTTTCGGCCGCATGATATAACTGCAACCGGCGTCGTCGGGCACGTTGTTTTCCTCCACGGCCGACGTGAAGGAATACAGATCCTCGGGCGCGAGTAGCGCGCCAGTGTTGCCGGTCGCCGCCGTCGTTGGGGTTACCGCGGTGATCATGGGATTGTTGATGATTCCCATGGGCCGAACTTCGCTGCCAATCGCTTCGAGTAATGCCTTGTCGGCGCCAAGCACCATCGAGCGGGTAAGGTCCATTCGCAAAAGCTGCTCGGCGGCGGCGCCGGCGAATTGCAGGAACTCACGCGAATAGATCAGCAGCGACATGAGCTTTTTCGAGGACAGCGTAAACTGTCCGGTCTGAACGTTGGTTGTCGTGCCGGCCTCGGATTCGCCGACGTGGTAAGCGACGGATGCCGTGGTCTGCCGCGGTGCCACGAATCGGCCACTGGCGGGCATCGGGCCGAACGTCGCCCCGGCCCGGATCAAAGCATCCTGATTGCGGAACAAATCGATAGGCTCGCCAAACTGCGGCGGGCCAACGAGCGAACCGCCAAGCGTTTGATTCAGCCAGGATTGCGGATCGGCCTTGGTGCGGTGCGCGCCCATGATTTGGAAGCGCTTGGCCAGAAATTGCATTTCGTCGAGGTCGGCGCCTTCGACCCCGCCGTAAAGCAGCTGCTTGATCTCGCGGGCAAAGCTTCCCTTGCTCAATTCCTCGGGAAGCAACTCGGAACCGAAGGGGGCCAGGTAACCACCTTCGAAGGGCGCGGCCGTGCCGGCGCCGTGCGGATAGAGCTTTTGAAAGGCAAGGTGTACGTCGCGTTCAACCGTCGCATGGGCCCACGGATTCGGGGCCCCTTGCTCCTGGGCAATTTTCGCTTGGATCAAGTTGACCATGCGGAAGCCGCGGCTGGTCAGAGGATCCTCACCCTTGCGCGCGGTCGGGGCGGCGCCTGGAACGCCGAAAACCTGTTCGGGCGTCGGCGTGTTCGGATTGGGGGCCGGCGTCTGGCTGCCCGTCTTGGCGGCCTTGACTTCCTCGGCCAGGGCTTCGACCTTGGCCAGCTTGTCCAACACTGCCGAATTCTTTGCCATTGTCGAAACCTCAAAGAGTCTTGGAAAAAGGAACGGTTGTACGCTCGGCGGCCTGCTGCTAAATCAGGCCGGCCGTTTGCGGAGCAATCGAAGCTCGTGTTTCAATTGGGATTCCAGGCGGTTCGCGCGATCGAGGGCTTTTTTCTCGTCGTCGGAAAGCTCCTCATCATCGGCCTTTTTCTCATCGGCCGGCTTGTCTTCGTCCTCGTCGTCATCGTCGCCGATTGGGTCCGAGTCCTTGTAGCGGTCGCCGTGCAACTCCTTGATCGAGGTCGCGTGTCCCGCGCAGCCCTCGGCAATCTCATCGCCAAAGGTCTTGATCTCGTTGTCATCGTCCAGGCCGGCAACCGCCTTTGTGACCGCCTTGCCGCATGCGCTCACGGCTTTGAAAATCTTGCGGAGCGCTTTGCTGCCGTGCTTTTCCTCGGCTTCCTCTTCCTCGGGTTCGTCGTCCTTCTTGGCTTTGGTGACAACGGGCGGAATTGCGGCCGGGGTCGGTGCCGCCGGCTTTTCGTTTGGCGTGGCCATGTTTTTTGCCTCGGATGTGAAACCGTTCGCCCAGGTCGGGGCCGGGCTGGCGTAAGGACTGAGGGCGGCGCGAATCGATGGAGACAGAGATTTACCGCAGAGGTCGCGGGAAAGAATCTGGCGAACAGCATCAGGGTTGCAGGGGATCGGGCACCACGAAATTTCAAGCTGAGTCACTTCCAAGAGATGAGTGCCGATGTACCTGTCATCCTCGTAGATTCTCTCGATTTTTTTCTCTTTGTACCCAATCGATTGCCCGCGGATCATTTTTTCCATGACCAGCGCGGTCACTTGCGCGGCGAGCAACGTTGATTGGCTAAAAAACGTCGTCGCCTCGGCGTAGTCGTCGTAAAGCTTGACCGTGAAATTCCCGTCTTCATCCTCGGCCTTGCCGATGGGTTTCTGCCCGTCCGGGTCGCGATAGTCGAACGAATGAAGCCAGAGTATCAGAGGGTTTTTTGAATGAACTGACAGGTCAATGCCCTTGATCTCCAGCACATCGCCTACGTGATCTTTCGACTTGGAAGCATAGATGCCGGTTGCGGTGGCCTTCCCGGTATCAACGGAAAGCTCTTTCGTGCGCAGACAGTCGATTGCCCGAAAGCCATTGGGAACGTCGTAGGCATGCGCCGCGCTGCTCATGGCGGTAGAAATTAACACGCGAGCGCGCGCGAAAGAAAGGTTGGCAGTTGGGAATTATTTCGGCGCGATCGCGGATTGCAAGAGGTCAAGGCCGGCGGGACTGTCTTTCAGCGCGTCGAGGTAGGTTAGCAATTCGGCGTCAACGCGCTTCGGAAGGAGCTTTTGTAGGGCTCGGAGAATGGCGGTTGTCTCGATAATGGCGGCCTTGAATTCATCTCGATCCATTACTTGCATCCTTCATTGACGCGAACCAACTTGCCTTTGCGGAAACGGTAGGCGCGCTTGCTTGTAACTCTCGGAATGGCCGGACGTGGGCGCAAGAGAAAGCTGGCCCGTTCCAGGGCTTGAATCTGCTCGCTAATCGTCGGTGGCCTGCTTTCCATGGTTACCCCCTGATCGGCTTCAAAGTCCCGTTTGTCTTCCCATGCTCCAACGCGGTCAGTAACGCCTCGCGGCGTTGATCGATCTTTTCCCAACTCGCGTCAACGAGGTGCTTCGGGCGCGAATTGTTTGAATCAGGATCTTCCCCTTGCCCGTCTTCCTTGGGGCCTGGATCTTTGCCCCCCGGCGGTGGCAACTGCGTCTGTATCGCGCGCTCGTTCACCCAAGGCTCATCGAGGTGATCGAAGTTGCGATACCGACGGCGTTCTTGCAGGGTGGCCGCGCCGCATTTGATATCGTTTGCCCACTTCAATTCTTCGAGGGCCTCGTCTTTGAACTCCGGAGCAAGGATCGACATGCCGTATTCCCGGCCCCACGTCGGGCGCATGATGTGTTTGTTCCAGCCGGCGCCGACGCGCAACAGGACGGGCCCCAAGCTCAGATAGGAGAAGGCACGGAGGCTTGAATATAAAGTCGCGTACGAAAGATTGCTTTGAAGTCCGGCAACGGCCATCGGCACGCCATAGCACGCAAGGATGAAATCAAGGATCTGTGTCCATCCTTCGGTCCATCCCATTTCGGCCGGCGTCGTGGAAATCTTCGAGAACTTGGCGCCTGGCGGCGGAATTAATACCTTGCCCGCGTTCTGGGGTCCGGCATACAACGCGGTCAACTGCGCGCGAATGCGGGCAAGGTCGGTGTTGTCCGGACTGATTGTTTCGCCGTCGAGGTCGAGGGACAGGGTTTGCTCGCAACCCTGTGTTTGGGAATTGAAGCGGCTTTTGTCAATGCCTTCAATGGTGTCGACCTGAAGCGCGATCGCAGACAAAACAGCATAGCCGTCATACCGAAAAATTGGATGCTGATTGCGAGTCCGCTTGACCTGCTCGGCCGGGATCGTCGCCCCTGCACTCACTTGGCCAACGGGCGCGCCGAACAATCCGTATGGATATGGCAGCACTCGGTAGGCGCCGTTCGGATAGTCCGGGCTCGGTGGCATTGGCCAAGCTGTCGAGGAAGGCAGGTTGTACAGCTCGCCAATGTCGCCCTTGCGATCTCGGCTCGGCACTGCCCACGTTAGCGCGATGCCGGTCAGGCTCAATTGTTGAACCGTCTGATACATCAGGTCAATGAAGGTGTCTTGCGGGTTCGGATCTTCCCACAATTCGCAAATTGGGTCGAAGTGGTGGAGTTGCCGCTTCCCCTCGGGCGCGTCCTCATCCTCGGTCCGCTCGTAAATCTCAAGGCGGCTCCCGCTCGCCTGGGTGGCAAGCGTGTTGATTGCCAAGAAGGCGGCGCCGGTGAAGTGACGGGCAAGCTCCGTGATGTTCGAACTCCACTGGCCGGGCGCGCCTGTTCGAAGTGTGCCAAGCAGTCCGGAGATATCGGAACTTGCCCGCTTGACTTGCGGGGCCTCGGTGTGCCTGTCGGTGTAACGCGCTCGGGCCATGGGTTCAGATTGTAGCGGGGCGGTCTGGGGCAATGACAGGTTGGCAGTTATCGGGCCGGCGCGGGAAACGACGTGCGCATATGTACGGCGTCGTGAATGGATAGGCCACAGTGCCCGCAAAGGTCCGTGCCATCGCCTCGCGATTCGTGGACGTGCGGAACCATTCCAGGCGGTGCTTTGGGCCGCAAGCGTTCCAGGGCATCAATCGCGACGTCGAGGGCCTCCCGTTCTTGGGGGTAAATCATGCAACTTGTCCGGAGGTTCTTGAGCGCGTCAATCGCTTCGTCGAGTTTCATTTCAGGAGTCCTTTATCGCGGAGATACTTCCTCGCCTTCTCTGCCGTCTCCGCGTCGGCAGGGTCGGGCGGTAACACGTTCTCGGGATCGCGGCCAAGTGCTTCCATCGTCATGTTGGTGGCCAGCGCTGCCGCGCGATCGGTCGAAAAGTCACCGAAGCCGATCGCGCCGCCGTCAATGTGGACGGTCCAGCAATCGTAGGTTTCCAGGTAGCGAATGCCGGTGTACTTGGTCTCGGGCCTGGGCGTCGAGCTGCTCGGGCTGTCGGCGGTGACAATCTGGATTTCCGGCTTAATGATCCGCTTGACGGCGGCCTGCACTGCGAGCGCGAAACCGATAGCGCGATCGTCATGGCTGCCGAAAGGCGCTTCGAGGTTGGCCACGTCGAGGGATGCGAGTTGATCGAAGGTTGCCTTGCTGTGGATCACGCAACCGCCAACACGCACTTGTTCCGCGACGGAATCGTACATCAGGTTTTTGCTGACCTCATCGGTCCACCATCCAAGGTGTTTATCTCGGCCCATGAGGATGCGGGCCTTCTCGCGCCGCAAGCTCTCGATAAACTTCGTGCCGTGCTGCGCGTTCCGCTCGGGGAGGATTTCGGCGTTGCTGTAGTAGCGGGCCAGGAGCGCGCAACGATAGCCGTGTACGGTCGGTTCGATTTTCCCGCACAGGACCGCGCATTCCTCCAAGGTCTCAGCGTCGAGGACTTCGCCGGTCGAGTCGTCGCTGTTCGGGTTGCCCTTGGCCACGTCGGCGCCAAGCACATAACGGCGGTCGGGCTCGGGAAGCTTGTAGAACTCGATCAGGTGTTGCCAGCCTTTGAACGGTGTCCCCTTGGGAATGGGTAGCGGCTTGCGCTCCTGGAAGACGGTCAACAGCTTTGCGACGGGGAAGCGCTTGTCAAGCTCGCGGGCGGCAAGGGCCTCCTCGGGGCTCGCCGGATAGTTGGCGTACAACTCATCGCGGGAAAAGGTCCTGTCCTCAATTTCCTTGGCCACGTTCCGATACCATTCCGCATTGCGGCCCGGGCGTGCCCACCATGGGACAAAGATCGGTTGAAACTCAGATCGGCCGGCCAGGGCGGCGCGCATGATGTTTTTGAAACTGCTCTTTTCCGCGTGAACGCTGCTTTTCTCGGAACGGGAGAGAATGACCAACTTGCCGCCGGCGTCAATGGTCGGCTTGGCTCCGGAAAGCAGAATGTCCAGGTTGCGGATAAGGTCGGCCTCGTCAATGACAACAACGTCGGCCGTGTACGAGTCGCCGCCGCTCGCCATGCTGCCGAAACTGATAAGCCGGCTGCCGTTCGTTAGCTCAAGCTCCGTCGTGCTGTCCTTCGTGAAGCCTCGCGGCTGCAACCATTCGGGCAACCCCTTGAACGTGGCGCGGATCCTCTTGAGCAAATCCTTTGCCTCTTGGTGAGACTTGGAAAAAAGAAGCGTGGTCCAGGGCGCGTCATAGATCGAATGATGGGCGGTATCGGCGGCAATGAGAGAAGTAAAGCCGGTCTGCCGGGCCTTGAGCATGGCAACGAACCGCTCGCGTCTCATGGTCTTGAGCGATTCAACCTGGTCGGGCCAAAGACGGAAAGGATCATTCTTGGGAGGGAGTTTGCAATAGTTGTGGATGAAGTACAGGGGATTCGAGCAACGGATTATTTCGGCGTCGATTTGGTCGAGGGTGGCGGTCATTGCTTGCCCCGGAAGACAAGCAGCATGGACGGGAACGGCGCGGTGTTGGCTCCGTTGAAGCGCAGCCGGCCGCGGCAAAAACGAATCTCGGCAACGCGCGGCAAGACCAGATCGTGAAACCATGCCGTGTCCGTCCGGCTCGGCACAAGGTAAACGACGATCGAGGCGTTCCCTTCGTCAAGCTCGCGGATGCCCTTGGCAATCCATTCGCGCCGGTCGAGGTCGGCGCGCAGCGCGGCCGGCGTTGACCAGTGATCGGACTGGCGAGAAAAAACTACCCGCGACATTGGCGGGCGGTCCAGGACTTCAAAATCAGGGAAAAGAGGCATGGAATTCCTGGCGCCGGGTGAAAAATGGAAACTTTTGCGCGTAAAGAGAGGCGCGCCC